CCCGCCGCGCCAGCACTCCCAGAGACCGCCACAAGCTGGACCATCCGCCGCTCCACCCTCAACGCCGCCGGCCAAATCCTCGCCACCGCCTCCGCCGTCGGCGCGTGGGCTCAACGCACAACGCTCTCCTACACATGACGACAATCACCGAGAGCAACCTAACCCAGACGCTCGACCTCTCCGGCTTCGACCTCACGCTCCCCGCCGTTGTCGTCGAATACCCGAACCGTTCGAGCTTCCCGAGCGTCGGGAAACCGGACCGCCTGTATATGGCGATGGACGAGGGGATGCCCTACCGCTGGAGCCCCACCGCGAGCGCCTACGCCCTTATGATCCCCGTCATCGACGCGGGCAACTTTTGACAATCACCCACCCACGAACAGCCAAAACCAAAACCACCAACTCCACCTAATTAGTCATGCCTAATCCTATCATTCGCATCAAGCGCGGTTCCGGTTCGCCGGTGTCGCTTCAAGTCGGGGAAGTCGCCTTCGACTCCACAAACAAGTCATTTTTCATCGGCACAGCCGAAGGCGTCCTGCCAATCGGCGGTGAGCATGTTTTCGCTAAGAAGACCTTCGTCAGTGACGCCGTAGCAGCCGAGGCTTCGCTTCGCTCCGCAGCGGATTCGACCCTCACGACAAACCTCAATAACGAGATCAGCCGCGCCACCGCAGCTGAAGGCGTCATCGCCGCGAACCTCGCTCAAGAGATCATCGACCGTGCCGCCGCTGTCAGCTCCGAAGCTTCCGCTCGTAGCTCGGCAGACACGACCCTTGACGGTAAGATCACCACGGAAAAAGGCCGCATCGATGCGATCCTCTCCGCCGCTGATGCCGACAAAGACAGCTTCGCCGAGATCGTCAGCTTGATCAATTCGGTCGACACGACCAACGATTCCGCATTCGCCGGTTATGTCACCTCGAACAACGCCGCGCTCGCTTCCGAAGTGACGAGCCGCACCAGCGCCGACACAGCCCTCGGTGGCCGCATCGACACCGTTGAGTCCGCCGCGACAGCCCTCGCCACCCGCGTCACCGCAGCTGAGGCCGACATTAACACCGAAGAGTCTGCCCGCGCAGCCGCCGACACGACTCTGCAGTCGAACATCACCGCCGAGGCGACAACCCGCGCCAGCGCTGACACGACCCTGCAAAGCAATATCACCGCCGAAGCCACCACCCGCGCTTCTGCCGACACTAGCTTGCAGACCAACATCACAAGCGAGGCAACAGCCCGCGCAAGTGCAGACGACGCGCTCGACGCTCGCCTAGACAGCCTCGAGGGCAGCATCGACGGCGGCAGCTACTAGTAACTAACCCAACCCCGGCGGGGCGCTCAAATAGCGCCTCGCCAAGCGGGGGGTCGAAACTCCGCAAAACAAAACCCGCCACATGGCAAATCCCATCATCAAGCCCAAATCCTCGACCGTAGCGTCGAAGGTCCCACTCGCCACAGATTTGGCTTTGGGAGAAATTTGTGTGAACCACACAGACCGCCGCCTCTACAGCCGCAACCCAAGCACGGGAGAGGTGTATAAATTGGCCGGAACCAAAGACGCCCCCGACCGCGTCTGGTCCTTCGACATCTCCGCCGACGGCACCACCACCTACCTCGGCTTCCTACTCTACGCCGACTTTCCGAACACCGGCAGCGTCTACGACTCCGAATCCTGGGAAATCTCCCGCACCATTTTCAACTCAGCAGGCACCACCAGCACCGAAGCCTCCGCCACCGGCGCGTGGGCGAACAAGGGGAATTTGAATTATGATTAGCCCTCTCTACGGCCAACTCTCCCCGCTGCGCGTGCCGACCTCGATGCGCTTCATCTCCAATGATGCCGATGTCGTCGCCTATGTCCTCGCCGTCGAAGCCGCTGACGGCGACCGCTTGGAAGACGGCGTTATTTCCGCTTACGACTCATTCATCACCGGATGCAAATCCGACGGCATTTGGACAGCCCTCAAAGCCTCTTGCATCCTCGCAGGCGCTCGCACGCTCCCCGGAGCTCTCGTCCCTCTCGTCGGCACGGCCCCCACTAACAACAATTTTGTTTCGGCAGACTATAACCGAAAAACGGGCCTCATAGGTAATGGTTCAACTAAAAACTTAAACCCTAACCGAAACAACAACGCAGATCCGCAAAATTCAAAGCACTTTTCGTTTTTTTCTAATACATTAGGAAGCACCGCCAATGGAACATATTATGTTGGTTATTTAAGTCTTATACAACGGCAATCTGGCGCAGTAACAACGCGCCTTAATGATAACACAAATTCTGTTACAGCTACATCTTCAACAGGTTTTATGGGGATCTCTCGCTCCGAAAGCAGTAGTTATGTTTTGCGTAATAACGCAACAAATTTTGTTAAAACTGTAGCGTCAACGAATAATACTTCCGATCTAAACGGTAAAATCTTTTCCAGTAGAACAAACACGCTTTATGTAAATGCAAGGTTCTCATTCTATTCCATCGGCGAGTCCATCAACCTCGCCTCCTTAGATACTCGCGTTTCATCCCTCATGACCGACCTCGCCGCCGCCATATGACCCTCGCCGACCTCATCACCCAGCCCGTGAGCTACGAGACCGCGAAAGACCTCGCTCTCGTTTTCTCGCCCGAACTCGCCGCGCAACTCGCCGCCGTCCAGAGCGAGCACGGCAACCCGCGCCATGTCGCCAGCCCCGTCGATCTAGTCGATGGCCGCAAGATGCTCTGCGCCGATTTGCTGACCGAAGTCGGCCCCGGCGGACTTTACTCCGGCGGATTTGCGCATCTTCCTGCCGAACTTTTCCCAGCCGTCGAAGTCCTCCCGATGTCCGAAGTCCTCCCGCTCCTGCCCCAACCCGAAGAAGAAATCTAACCCACACAAACCATGCTCGAACAAGTCTCCACCTCCGTAAAGTTCCTCGCCTTCTACACGGCGAGCAAACAAGGCAAAACCGGCCTGACCGTCACCGTTGACATCTACAATCCAAGCGGCACGCAGATTGTAACCGCAGGCAGCGCCACGGCGCTCGGCGGTGGGTTGTATAGCTACGCGCTCTCGACCAACAACAGCGCGGAGGGCGAATACGCCGCAATCTTCAAAACAACTGATGCGACGGTTGACGCCCAGCACATCCCGAGCCTCTGGGTTCTCGGTCGCGCTGGAGTCGAAAACCTCGATGCCACGACCAGCTCGCGCTTGCCGTCCAGCAGCTACACCGCCCCAGCGAACTCGGACATCTCGGCCATCAAAAGCAAGACCGACAATCTCCCAAGCGACCCCGCAGATCAAAGCCTCGTCGAGTCCGCCATCTCCGCCCTCTCGATTCCGACCGCCGCGCAAATCGCCACCGCAGTCGAAGGAAGCCTCCTCAACGAAGCCGACGGTTCAGCCGTGCTCAACGCCATCGTCGGCGCCATCGGAAACCAGAACCTCAGCGAAGTCTCGCTCGTCGCTGCCGTCCGTGCCGACCTCGAGCGCACCGGAGGTAAGATCGACAGCATCCCGACATCCTCGGCGCCATCAGCCTCAACAGTGGCCGGAGCTGTGCGAACTGAACTCGCAACAGAACTCGGGCGTCTGGATGCCTCGGTGTCTTCGAGACTCTCGCCATCCGGCACGCTTGCCACGGTGACAAACCTCACGAACGCGCCGGCATCAGTCACTCCCGCCGACATCTGGGACTACAATGCCCGCACGCTCACCAGCGCCAGCGGACCGACAGCCGTGGAGATCCGTCAGGAAATCGATGCGAACAGCTCAAAGCTGGATGTCGCTATCAGCAGCCGCCTCGCCGATGCTGACTATGTCGAGCCAGCCAACAGCGATGTCGCCGCGATCAAAGCCAAGACCGACGCACTGCCAAGCGATCCCGCAGACCAAAACCTCCTCGAGGCCGCTATCGCCGGAGTCACTGCCCCTTCAGCGGCCACCGTGGCATCAGCTGTTCGTTCCGAGCTATCGAGCGAACTCTCGAAGGTTTCGGCTTTGAATACCGAGCGCCTCGCCAATGTGGCGACCACAGCCATCGTCGGAAATCTCATCGCCCAGGCGAACTCATGACGCCCGACTCCGCCCTCGGCATCATCAACCACGCCGCGCGTCAGGATGCCACTTGGCACCTGATCGCGCTCGTGGCGATCGGGCTCGTTTTTGCATCGATTCTCTTCCGCTGGTTCACCCGCCGCCTAGAGCGCGTCGAGACGAAGATGGACCAGCAGAACGAAGAATTCGTCACCCACCTCAAAACCGCCAACCGCGAAATGCTCGAAGTGATTTCCAGCAACCAGCAGACCACGAACCGCGCCATCACGATCATGGACCGCCTCGAGTCCAAACTCGACCGGCACAATCCCTGACCCTTTGACACCTCCGCAAAGACGATGAAAGCATTCTTCTACATTCTCGACAGAGCCTCCGAATCGTCTTCCTGGAGGGGTGCGATTTTACTGGCCACTGCTCTGGGCCTGCGTTTGGAACCCGAGCTTCAGAACCAAATCGTGGCGGCGGGGCTCGGCCTCGTGGGATTGATCAATCTCCTGCGAAAGGAAAAATGAACCCCAAACAGGTCGCCGCCGTGCTCATGATCCTCGGCTGGCTCTTTCTCGCCATGGCCTTCTTGACTAGCTGCGTGGCCGTCCCCGTGCCTCCATTCGGCGACCGCATCGGCGAGGCTGGCACGCTCCACATCCGCGCCACGGTCCGCTTCGAGCCACGCCTGACCGAAAGCGAAGCCGCGAACCGCGACCTCTGGAACGCCCTCGGCGAGTTCCAAAAAACCCTTCCGGCTCTCAAAGACAAATGATCAGCCTCCTCGCCCGATTTTT